GTTCTTTCCCTCCCCGGGTTCCCGCAGGTCAGGGGCACCCCGCGCCCAGTTTGGCCCCTTCTGCCGCTACCTGCGGTTCGTCCGTTCCCGAATCGGACGTATCAGGCTCTTACCGGGCCGATGTTCCAGCCGGCTCCGGTTCCCGCTCGACCGGCGCCGGCGCTGGCTTCTCGACCATCTTGACCTCGGGCCAGCCGCACAGCATGGCGGCGTCCTCAGGGTCGACCCCGGCGTCGACGAGCGTCTTGAACGCGCTGGCCTTGGAGGTGCGTTCGCGGTCGTTGGCCTGGCGGTCGGGTGGCTCGGGGTCGTCGTGGTCGAACTCCAGGCCGGTGGTGGTGGCGCCGTACATGGGCAGGAGCCGGGCGTTGAGGGCGCCCTTGATGCGGGTGAGGCGGGGCCGCAGCATCCACTTCCCGAACCCGGTGTCGGCGGCCTCGGCGTTGGCCTTGTTGACGTTTTCTGACTGGCCGATCATGTGGCCGTGGATGCCGAAGCCCTCGCGGATGACCTCGCGGGAGAGCTTCCGGAGCTCGGCGAACTGCATGTCCCGCTGGCTGATGACCCTGTCTTTCCAGGTGCCTTTCTCCAGGATGGCGACGCGGTGGGCGGCGGCGACGCCTTGGTGCTGCTCGCGCCACCGCTCGGTGAACTCGTCGAACTCCTCATCGGAGAGGCGCTCGGGGAACTCGATGATGCCGCCCGGCTCAGCGCTGTTGACGAAGAAGTTGCGGTTCCACTCGGCGGAGTAGCGCGCGGCGTCGAGGTCGACCAGGACGGCCTGGACGGGGCCGAGGCCGCGGTAGGGGTCAAGCGGGTTCGGCAGCTTGATCTGGATGACCTCGTTGAGCTGGAGCGGGACCTGCTCGCCGTCGGGCCCGCGGTAGACGTAGCCGCTGATGAACTGGGCGGGGTGCGGCACCGGGGCCATGCGGTCGGGGCGGACGCACCACAGCTCCAGCGGCAGGTCGACCCGTGGGTCGCGCGCCACGACCCACCAGGCCTCGCCGGTGAGGTCGAGGTGCTGCTGGGTGGCCTCGACGAATTCCTGGCGGGTCTGCCAGGGGTTCGGCTTGTTCCAGAGGTCCAGGGCGGCGTGGCGGGTGACCTCGGTGCGGGTCTCCTCGCCTTCGTAGCGGCGGCGGCCGTCGACGGTCTTGCGGTACAGCCGCCAGTCGACCTGCGAGGTGCTCTCGCTCAGGCGGTGGACGATGGCGAACAGGGTGCCGACGGCGCCGTAGGCGCGGAGTTGGGTCTCGGCGGTGTTGGGGTGGAACAGCGGGAGCTGCAGGACGCGGCTGGCCATGGGGACCGGCGCCCGGTTGCGGACCAGCAGCTTGAGGGTCGACCTCATTCGCCGGCCCGCAGCTCGAGGACGAACAGGCTGACGCCGGCGACGGCCAGGCCGAGCGGGACCGCGACCAGCAGCGCGGCGGCGGTGAAGCAGCCCAGGCCGGCGATGGCCAAGCCGTGCTCGACCACGGCCGTCAGCAGCCGGCCGCGGGTGCGGGTGCCGGCCCGGAGGCCTCGCTGCTGCGCCCGTGCCTGCCGGGCGGCCCTCCAGCCGACCCCGATGAGTTCCATGGTGCTCACTCGGCACCTCCTTCGCTGGGCGGGTTGGGTGGATGCAGGATCGCGACGGCGTGGAGGGCTTCCGGCCAGGTCGTGAAGTGGATCGCCCGGTCGTCGATGTAGGCGGCAGCCAGTGGCTTGCGGTCGGTGACCTCGGCGAAGATGCCGTTCAGGCCGTTCTCCCATAGCCACCGGTTGAGCGCGGTCCGCTGGTCCTCGTCACGGACGCGCGTGGTGTGCAGGATGAGCTGGTAGCCAGCGGCGTTCAGCCGCAGCAGCGCTTCCCGGGCGCCGTCGACGGGCGGGTCGTAGATGGCGCCGTCCGTCCAGCCGCGGGAGTAACGATGCACGACCCCGTCGAAGTCGATCGCGAGCGTCTTGCTCACTGGCCGGCTCCTTCCTCGGGCGGGAGCGCCGCCCGGACGAAGCAATCCTTGGCCTCCAGCAGCTTCCGCAGCCCGGTGGTGAGCTCCGGCCCGTCGGGGAGGTCGCGGATCATCGCCTCGGCCAGGTGGTGGCTGTAGGCGGAGATGCTCGCCAGCGGCTCGGGCAGGTGGTCGTAGACGAAGTACCGGGCCATGCTGCGGGTGGCCGGGTGACGGCCTTGCAAGAGCGCGGCGTCCATCGTGGTGGCTCCTTCCATCGTCAGTAGCGGAGGATACGCAGACCCTGCTTCGACGGCTGCGGCATGGTCTGCGCGAGGTAGGCGGCGCCGGCGGCGGCGTAGGCGGCGTCGCAGTGGCCGGCGCCGCGGCGGGTGAACCGCCACCCGTCCCCGGTGTGCAGCTTGCTCGAGCTGGCGATGTGGGCGTTCAGGAGCGGGTCGTCGGGGTGGACGGCGCGGCGGGTGGTGGCGAGGTCGGCCAGGCCCTGGCAGGCCTCGCCGACCTTCCCCCCGGTGAGCTCGATCGAATTCGGCCGGGCCCGCAGGATCGGCGCCAAGGCGGCCGCCGGGCCACTCGGGTACCAGGCGAACTGGACGGGGGCGAGCTCGTCGAGGACCTGCGCGAGCTGGAACCGGGCTTCGTCGGTGGAGCGCCATGCCTTGATGACCTGCACCCGCACCCGCCCGTCGGTCAGCATGGCCGCGGCCGCGAGGGTGGCGTGGGCGCCGTCGGGGGCCACGTCGAAGCAGGCGGCGAGCCGGTCCTTCTGCCCGCGGAGGGAGCCTTGGGCGTCGGCGCAGGCCTTCCATGCGCTGGCGTCGACGGCGGCGTCGAGGTGGTCGACGCGCTGGCAGAGGACCTCGGTGCGGAACACCTCCGGCGGGTCGGTGCCCAGCGCCGACCGGATCGCCTGCTCGCTGATGACGTACCCGAGGCCCGGGTTGGCCTGCTGCCACGCGCGGCGGTCGTCGAGTTCGCAGCCGTCGGGCGCCGACCACTCGAACAGGCCGATGGAGTCGTCGCGGCCGGCCAGGGCGGCGTCGCGGAGCTGGTTGAGCACCACCGACTCGTCGTCGCCGGCGTTGCTGAGGGCCCAGATCTGCGCGTTGGGCTGGGCCATGATCGTCTTGGACACCGCCGACCACGCCAACCAGTCGTGCTGCTCGCGGAGCTCGTCGATGTTGACTTCCTGGATGGGGTAGCCGCGGCCGGCTTTGCGGTTGGTCGCCTTGATTAGATAGCGGCTGCCGTTGGCCAGCCAGAACCGCTCGTCGCCGTTGACGTTGCGGACCCCGCCCCACTCGGCCTCCAGGTCAGGGCAGTCGTGGATGGCCTCCTGGCACAGCGACCACTGCTCACGTGCCAGCGCCACGTCCTGGGCCAGGCCCAGCACGGTGCGAGCCCGGTCGAGATACATCCGCCAGAGCGTGATTGTCCGTTTACAACTGGATTTGCCATTTTGTCGGGCCACTAGCACCAGCACCGTCCGGAACCGGTAGGTGCCGTCCGGGCGGAGCTCCAGGGCGTGCTTGCAGAGCCACGCCTGCCATGGCTGGAGCGGCTCGCCGATCATCTCGGCGAAGGCGACGACCTCATAGCCGCGGGACGTGCGCCGGTTGAGCTGGCGCAGGGGCGGGGTGTGTAGCCGCGGCCGGACGCTGCCAACCAGTCGCGCCGGCCTACCGGGCATCCCGCATCGCCTGCAAGCGGTTCGGGTGGCCCGTGCCCGCCCCGTCGCCACCCTTCCGCCGGGCCCGGGCCGCCGGCGTGGCCTGGAGCGCCTGCAGGGCGGCCAGCAGCTTCGGCCCGAGCGTGGCCAGCGCCTGCTGCGCCCCGACCTGCGCGGCGAGGGTGGCGAGCAGGAGCTGGCCGTCGCGGTCGTCGGGGTCGAGCTCGATGGCGTCGGCCTTGGCGGCGAGCTCGGCGGCCCGGTCGAGCTGCGCGGCGTACCGCTGCGCCAGCCGCACCACCGCGGCGTCGTGGTCATCGGTGAGCTGCAGGGCGCTACAGGAGGCGGCGACGGCTGGCGCGAGGAGTTCGTCAGCGTCCCGGAGCACCCGCCCGCACCTCCACAGCGATAGACGTGGTCTATAGTAGCCGGCAGCAAA